CGGTATGCGGGCGCGGTTGGGGTGGGAGTTCTAGATAAGAATATGCACGTCGACCTATTCATAAAGCAGCGGGCCACAGAGAAAGCGATAGCCGACTCTGGCCTTCGTGAGGTGGTCGATAAGATGGTATTTGAGCCTGTGGTATCTAAGGGTGAGGGTGTAGGAACGCGCCTACGTAAGAAGTTTGATGATATTTTACCAGATAAAGCACCCTAATCGTACTGCATTTGAACGATTTATGTGTATTATTGTCAGGTGCTGAAACGTTCTACGGAGATTAAAAAGCTAGACGCTGCCCTGTCGAAATACATTCGCAGTAGCAATGCAGACGACAACGGATATGTCGAGTGCTTCACCTGCGGGGTGACGAAAAATTGGAAGGAATGTGACGCCGGACATTTTCAGAGTCGGGCCAAGTACAGCACTAGGTGGTTATACGACTTAGACGCTGGGATGGTTAACATCATGCCACAATGCAAGCATTGCAATATGACCAACGGAGGTCAGCAGTACATCTTCGGCTTGCGTCTGGATGCGATATTTGGCGAAGGGTCAGCGGAGAAAGTGGTTGAGCTAGGCCACACCCTACACAAGTACACGACGCTGGAGATTGTGGAGATGCGGCGAAAATACGAGCGGCTGCGAAAGGAATGAATTGCATTAGCTCATTCATACAAGTCAACTACGACTATCTTTTGAGCGTTTCAAACCGCTATGTTGGGGTGGAATTTGGAAGCGACCTACTAAACGACCTGACACTAACCTACTTAGAAAACGAAGACAAGTACAGACCCATTTGCGAGAGAGGAGAGTTGATGAAGTACGTATGCCGTTCAATGGCAATCTGCGGATTCAGCAAATCATCTCGATTTTACTACAAGTACAAGAAGCACAATGAGAAAATAGCTCGGAGATACCCAATAGAAATACTCAGGGAAACGGAAGATGCATATAGCGTCACCAAGCAGAAAGACATAGACCATAAAGTCTCAGATGCTTTTTCCATCCTAGAGGAAATCCGATGGTTCGATGCTGAAGTTTTCAAGTCATACTACCTCCATTCACATTCACTAAAGACCCTATCAGATGCCACAGGAATCCCAAAAAACACCCTCTACAAAAGTATCCAAGCCGCGAAAGAACACCTCAAAGAAAACCGCGAAAGGATTGGGTGACACAATAGAGAACCTAATACCAGACTCAGTAAAGGAGGTGGTAAAGAAAATAGCAGGTGAGGACTGCGGGTGCGACGAAAGGAAGTCGTGGCTGAATAAGCGGTTTCCATACTTCAAGGAGTTTTCAGACTCAGACAAGAAGACATGGGAGGACAGGTTGGCCCCAGCCATGAAGAAGGGGGTGCTACAGCGCGGCGACCAAGAGCGGGTAATTGCCATCTACCATCGCGTCTTTGGAAAGATGAATCGGAAAACGAGCTGCGGCTCATGTGTGGAGAAGAACATGGTGGAACTACAAAAGGCTTATGAGGCATCATGCGACTGACGATGCCAGCCATACTGGACGGCTACCAAAGGAGAAAGGACAGGACGGTGAGTCTGCGGTTCGTGACACAGGAGAAGTCGAGCGCGGAAGTAATGGACATAGACTCGCTTACCAATGCATTTGGGATTCTATACTTCAGGGGAGAAGAACAGCTCAACTCTGACGAGATAGAGGAACTAGACAAGGTGGAGCTGGACATATACGATGAGCCGAAGACGCAGAGCCAAAGACTACGCAATGTGCTTTTCATACTATGGAAACAGGAGGGAGAGAAGGGAGACTTCAAGACGTTCTACAAGCAGAAGACGGAAGAGGTAATACAACATTTCAAAAACAAGATAGAAGATGAATGAAGATGAACTACCATCGAGCGATTGCTGCGGTGCGGAGACAACAGACACGGACATGGGGATATGCCCATCATGCCTTGAGCATTGTGAATTTAACCAAGACTAATATGAGAGACACACACAAGAGCAGGTTGCTACAATACCTGCAAGACCATAGCACGATAACCTCACTAGAGGCGATTCGCGATTTAGGCAATACGCGACTAGCGGCAACAGTTTGCACACTTAGGAAGGAGGGCTACGACATAGACTCAACCTCGGTAGAGGTTCCCACAAGATGGGGGACAACTACACAAGTGTCTAAGTATGTATTGACGGACAAGCCGAAGACTAGTTTCTGGGATAAGGTGAGGCTGTCGTGATTAACTGGACAGACTGGCGCGACGACCACTTACACTATAGCCCGGACGAACTAAGAACGAGCTGCTGTGGAACGAAGCAAAGGGAAGACGAACTCTGCGGCTTCTGTTGGAATGAGGCTGTGTACATTGTTTGGTGGAGATATGAAATGAACAAGCAAGACCCTATATATAACTATGGGCCATCGCAAAAACAGATAGGAAGGTTCATACGTAAAATCTGCGACCTAGATTGAAAATAACAATGAGACTTCCTAGAATGCCTGACAAGGACTATACACAGCTAGTTGTGACCGCTGCTTGGTGGGCTATGCAACCTGAGCCAAGCGAAGATGAACATGGAGGGTGGCCCTTTTTTATTTATCACTTTTACAAAGCGAACTTCCCTCTCTACTTTGAAGAAGAGGAAGAGGAAGTTAAATAAACATAGAATACCATGCCATTTCAAAAAGGAAATACACACGGTCAAGGAAGGCCAAAGGGGGCAGCTAACAAGGTGACAAGCGCAAGCAGGGAACTCTTTGTAACGGTCATGGAGGGCGAAATGAGCCACATACAGGAAGAGTTAGCCGTGTTGCGGGAGAATAGCCCAGAAAAGTATTTGAAGGCTCTCAGCGGCCTCCTACCGTATTTCATGCCTAAGCAGTCAGAGACGGAGATATTCTTCAATGAGACGGTAACTCCCCCATCGTGGTTCGACGAGGTAATAGAGCGGGAGTCCCCGCCAGAGGAAAACCCGCTAATCAAATGACTGCGGAAGACAGGGTGCAGCTCATGCAAACGATTGAGGAGAATGAGTGCATAATAGCCGACGGACTTGACCACGCTATTGTAGGAGTAACAGCCGGGTCGAATATGCAGGTGGTGTACAGCTCTGCTCTAATCATACACCAGTACCTACTAGATGGTATGGAGCCGTCCGATGCTCTGGAGTTCTTCGAGTACAATGTGCTTGGAGGGATACCCGGTGTAGACAATCGACCTGTATTTATAGATGACATCTGAACGTGAAGCAGCCGAAGACGTACTACGACCTTCTACATTGCAAGACTAGGATAGCCGTATTCCAAGGGGGGACATGCTCAGGAAAGACACGCTCGATAATCAACGCCCTGTGCGAGTGGTGTTACAGGTACAAGGATGCCGGGTGGGTAATCACAATAGTTCGTAAGAGCTTTCCTTCACTTCGGGCATCTGTCTTCCGGGACTTTATGACCGTACTGGAAGAGGAGGGATGGTACGACGAGTCCAACCACAACAAGACAGAGAACACATACAACCTATTTGGAACAATCTGGGAGTTCATATCTGTAGACCAGCCGCAAAAGCTGCGTGGCGCAAAGCGTAACATCGTATTTATGAACGAGGCTAATGAGCTAGACCTTGAGTCGTATCGTCAAATTGCCCTTAGAACTACGGACAAAATCATAATGGACTACAACCCCTCTGATGAGTTCCATTGGATATACGATGAGGTAATCCCTAGAGACGATGCGAGCTTCTACAAGTCAACGTATCTAGACAACCCCTTCTTGAACGCCGAAACGATAAACGAAATCGAACGCCTCAAGGAGACAGACGAAAACTACTGGAGGGTATATGGATTGGGAGAGAGGGGTAAGAGTAGGGCAACCATATTCGAGAGCAGCATATACACCGAGCTACCCGAAGGCTGCAAGCAGGTTGCATGGGGAATCGACTGGGGATTCAGCTCAGACCCGACGGCATTAGTGAAGGTGTGGATACGAGACAACGAGTTGTACATAGAAGAGTTCCTATACTCTGGCGGTATGACCAACTCCGACATCATGGCACACATGAAGGAGTGCGGGATAACACGGCATGAAGAAATCATAGCCGACTCCGCAGAGCCAAAGGCTATACACGAAATCCACAGAGGGGGGTTCAATATCAAGCCAGCCAAGAAAGGGCCGGACTCGATTCGCATAGGTATCGACCTCATGCGGCGGCACAAGCTATTCATCAAGGACACGAGCTTAAACGTGCAGAAGGAATTTCGCAACTACAAGTGGAAGACAGATAAGAACAAACGAACTTTGCCCGTACCCGTGGATAGCTGGAACCATGCCGTGGATGCGGTGCGCTACGTGTGCCTAAACAAGCTGCTAAGAAAAACAGGAACTTACACCATCAGATGAAAATCACACTACCAGACAATTATAGCGAGGTCACCGTTTCCCAGTACATGAGCCTGTGGAAGATGTACGAAAAGGTAGATGACGTGTACAAGTCCCAGCGGATGTGCATTGAAACCCTAGCTGGACTCGAACCGGGTTCCCTGAAGGACGCGACATGGGATAGTATAGAGTCGGCTTCGGCTAGTTTGAACTGGCTAGTGGCTGACCCAGACCCCTTCGCAATGAAGATGCCACTCATTAGAAGATTTGAACTCAAGGGTCAGCAGTATGGATTCATTCCAGACATGAGCAAGTTGACGGTGGGCGAATACGCTGACCTAGAGACGATGTGCCGGGGGGGGGTGTTTGATGTTTTGGATAAGCTATGCTCAGTACTCTTTCGAGAGGTGACCAAAGAGAAGCTGGACAAGTACGAAATCGTCACGTATGATTTAAGCCCAGACAGGACGAAGGCCATGCAAGACCTACCCATGAACATTGCCGTTGCTGCGATTGTTTTTTTTTGCAACACCGCAAAGGAATTAATCACCACTACGCAACGCTATTTGCAAAAAGCGGAGAAGGCGAACAAGGGGATTCAGTCCACTCCAAGTGGGGGTGGTATGGGATAATGTACCAATTAGCCCAAGGTGACATTCTTCAAATGGATGCCGTTCAACTTATATATATAGAGGAAGCCCTGACGTTCATGGCCTACGAAAAAGACATCTCGCTTCAGGATAAATTGAAAATGTAATGCAGACAGTCGTAGACATCAATAACACGTTCAAGTCAATCGTCGCTGAACACGACCAACTAAAGAGCTTCCATACCTTTTCCATCGACCGATTGGATATGGAGAAGATGGATGTAGACAAGTACCCCCTGCTCTATGCTCAATGCTCGTCGGCTGAACTGGACGCTGGGGTTACAGTATTTACCTATGAGATAATCGTAGCCGACCTAGTGATTGAAAAGCAGGAAGACCTGCTCACTCAAGTCTATGCA